GCGTGCGCGAGAAACGCGAGCCCTTGCATGACTTGCAAGAACGCGTCGGTGAGATCCTGCTGCTCGGATTCCGTCGCGAGGTTTTCAAAGACATTGCGCATCACCATTACAGGCCGTCCTCAATCCATATTGTTTGATCGGCCCCGAGCGGGCCGAGGCCCGTTTGAATCCATTGGTATGCGCCGACGACGCCGACCGGGGCCGTGGGTTGGATGAATAGCGGGACGCCAGCGCCGGCACCGACGCCGGGCAACGTGTCGCCTGGGGGTAGCTCTTTGACGCGTCCGTCTTTAATAACTAAGGGGCGGCGTTCCATTGGTGGCGGATTGCGTTAAGCGAGGGTGATCGGCTCTTCGGGCTCGAAGGCGATGGCGGTGGCGCTGAATGCGTCGCCGATTTTCTGGACGACGTTGCCGGAGCCGCTGGGCGGCGTGGCGGTGGATTGGCCGGCGGTGGTGGAGAGGTAGCGACGACCGGCGGTGAGGCCCGACAGGCCGGTGATGGCGTTGCCGGAGAGGTAGACCGTGGCGCTTGCGCTTGAGGCGTAGCCGGACTTAACGAAGCCGTTGCATTCTTTGCCTTCGACCGTGGCGTCGGCTTTGCGTACCGCGGGGGTGCCGGTGTTGTCGTAGACGTTTACGAGGTCGTTTGCGGCGAGGGCTTCGCTGGTGGTGACGGCGATAGTGTTTTGGCCGAGGCCGGCGGGGAGCAGCGAGGCGTCGAGCTTGCCCGTGGCGTCGAGCGCGGGAATGTCGCCGTCGTTACCCGCGCCGGCGGACACGACAACGGCGGATACTTCTTTTACTCTGCCGGCGACGTGGCGCAGGAACTTCTTTGCTGGCATGTGCGGTTACTCCAAGTAAACGGTGTCGTTGATGTCGATAAAAATCTTGGTGGCACTCATCGCGAAGCCGATTTGAACGATGAAGCGTGCGACGGGGCCGCCCGGCGGCGTTTGCGTGAGCAGGCCGTTGGTGCCGAGAAATAGCGGCTCGTCGGGCACCCACGCCCAACCGGAAAATTCGAGCTCACCTTCGTTTTGCACGGTGATCGGTGCGCCGAGCACGGCGGCGGTGATGGTGACGCCCAAGAGCGTTTCGCCGTGGGCTTCGACGGTGTTGTCGGCGTAGTCGACGCTGGTCGCGCCGGTGGAGCGGACAACGCGGTGGCCACCGAGCGCGACGGCGGCGGTGCGTACGATGTATTCATTACCGCCGACGTTGGCGGACGGGGCCGCGGCGCTTGCGCCTTCGGTGAGGGGAATGGGAAGCTTTGGCACGGCGGCGTCGACGCGCTCAAGGTCGCACAGGCTGTACCAGCCGGTGCGCTGCAACCGGGGCGGGGTTTTTACGCGGTATTCGACACTGTCAATCGTGATGGTGTCGCCGACGTTGAGGCCTGGGAGTGCGGTGGTTTGGTATTCGGCTTGGTAGTGCGTGTGTTGCGTGCCCGTTTCTTGGAATATCTCGTCGGGCTCGGTAAGGCCGATGTAGACGTTTTCGTAGACGGTGCCGCCGATGTCGACGGACGTGGCGAGCGCGAGCATGCCGGCGTCAGCAAATGCTGCCCAGTGTTGATCGCGCTGCCAACCGGCCATGAGTTACTGCGCGTTGCCTGCTGCTGCTGCTGCGGCGGCTGCTGCAGCTGCTTCTTCGGCGGCGATTTGTTCGGCGGTTTTTTCGGTTTCTTTAGGCTGCTTTTTGGCGGCCGGGGTGTCGTCTTCGACGATTGCGCCTAAGTCGATGAGGCGGGCAATTTCGGCCTTGTCGGTGAGCGTGATGATCTCATTTGGTGGCGTGCTGTTGACCGTGTGGAGCGTTTTGAATTTTGGCATTGGAGTACCTTGCGAATTGCGGTGAATAGATGGGAAAAACGGGGCGGCGTGTGCGGCCGCCCCGTGAGAGTCACCTCGTCAGGAGGTGAGGCGAGGGACGCGTTGTCTAACCCGTTGCGGGGTTAGTAGACCGTAGCGGCAACGATCGCGTTGACGCGCTTAGCGGCGATCAGCGGAGCGCTGTCGGTGTCGATGTGGATTGCAGAGCCGTTTGGCGTTTCCCACTCGTGGTGGAACGCATCGGTAGAGGTGACGCCCTGCTTTACGGCTTGAAGGTGCTGAATCAGGCCGTAGACTTTGACGCCACAGAGCGCATCTGGACCGGCCGCGACGCACAGCACTTTGTTTGCAGGCAAGTAGCGCTGCTCAACGTTAGCTTCGTCGCGGTACGTGGTGTTTACCACTTCGATTTCAAAGGAGCCGTAGCGGCCCTTGTAGTCGATGACGGCAGCAAGCGCGGGGCTGATATTCGGGATCGGGCCGCCGTTGCTCTTGAAGTTGGTGTATTCCTTGAGGAATTCAGCAGTCTTTGAGGCGAAGGCAAATGCTTCCGGCGACATGATCAGGCGCGAGGAAGCTACCCCGCCCTTTTGAAGCGTGATCTTGCTCCATGCGGCCCAATCAGTGAGCGGTGTTGCGGTCGTCGGGGCATTCCACATCGCAGCGCCAGAGAGCGTCACGGTGTTGGCGGCATCACGACCGAAATTAACGTTGACCGTTGGGTAGTCGTCACCCTTGACGTCATACGCACCGTCAAGCGCGTACTGCCAGCACATCAACTCAAGACGAGTGAGGATAGAGCGGCGGTGCTGGCCGAGACGCTTGATGCGTGCCGCGTCGAGATTAGCCAAACGGTCAACCGCAGCATTGATCGGCTGGCCCGGCATGCGGCGCGAGACTTGTTGCAGGTTGAGCGGGTCAGACAGCTTGATGTAGCCGGGCTTGAAACCACGCGACTTTGAACCATCGTGCACAACGGGTTTACCGTTGGCGACTGGCGAAACGAAGGGGGCGATCAGGACATCATCAAAGATGTCTTCAAAGATCAGCTCGTCTTTTTCGAGGAAAAAAGTTTGGTCGTTGAACAGGCGTTCAAGCATGTAGAACGGTCGCGCTTGAGTGAAGTCAACGAGCGCGCCAAGTTCGGCTGAGGAGTACAGGTCTGCCATTGGTGAAAATTCCTAAAGTGGGGAGGTTGAATGCGTGATGGATTCGGAGCGAGCGGCTGGGCTAGCTCGGGAATACCAACGGCGTGCGGAAGACGATGTTTGAAGCTTTCGCGACGGCGCGCCATGCGGTGGCGGTGCTGCCGGTGATGACGATGTTTGCGGCGTTGAACTCACCGCCGATGTAGACCGCAACCTTTGGCGTGCGCGCGGCGGCAGCAGTGGCCGTGAGGTTGTCGGCGGCGTAGGCGGCAACGCCGCATACGTCACCCGCGGTTGGGGCACCGCTGATCTTGACGATCGCGCCGGCGACGAGATTTACGAGCTCGTATTGCACGACAGCCGTGTTCGACGGCATGTCGTAGTTTTGGGTGGGGTGGTCGGAGCCGAGCAGAGTGTTATCTGGCACGTAGGTGTCAGAGCTCAGGCCCGCGAGAGGTGGAAACGTTTGGGAAGTCATGGGGAGTTCCTATTGAGAGAGGGAGACAGACGGGGAGAGCGCGACACAGAAATGCAAAACGGCCCCGAAGGGCCGTTTTTTGGCGTGCAGCGCGCGGGGCTGCGAGGCGGTTTTTGGTGGGGTTAGCGGATGCCGACTACGGGCGCTCCGTAAAGGGATTTGTTGCGCTCGAACACGGCCGCGGCTTTGGCTTCGGGGGATTGCAGCTCGGCTTCGGTGGGCTTTGCGGCACCCGCGCCTACTTCGGGCGTTTTGTTTTCGGGTTGCTTCATGGCGGCGTTGAGCAGGTTGGCCGGCGCTGCGAGCGCAGCGGCGGCGGATGCTGCAGCGGCGGCTGCGTCGGGCGCGGCGGGGGCGGCCGGCGTTTCGACCGCGCTTGCGGTCAGAAGACCTTTAGCGTCGTCGGCGGACATGCTGGTTTTGAAAGCGATTTGTGCGGCGAGCTTGCTGCGGCCTTTGGCTTCGTCGCTGTCGAGAATGGCGCTGATGCGTGCGCGCTCTTGCTCTTGGCCTGCTTTTACGCCGGCGGTGGTGGCGTCTGCTTTGGCGGCGTCGAGTTGTTCTTGGGTGTAGTCGGACATGGCTAAGTTTCCTTTAGGTGATTTCGGGGTCGCGGAGGCGGAAGATTTGCCGCTAGCGGCACTGCCCTTACGCATGGCCGCGACCATGCTCAGGTGAAAGTCGGATACGGTGGCGATGGTGTCGATGAGGCGTAGCTTTTTGGCGTCGATCGCGGTGTAGGTGTCGGCTTCGGTGGCGGCGACCGCTTCAGCACTTAGGCCGCGCGATGTGGCGACGTGGTCGACAAACTTTGCGTACAGCTCACCGACAAGGGTTTCGGCCTTGGCACGGGCTTCAACCGATAGCGCCGATAGCGCGGAAAACTGTGTTTTTTTCGCGCCAGCCTGAACTACCGTCACATTGACGCCTTTGGCGGCAATCTCTTGGCTGCGGTCCATGTGCATCCATACGACACCGATCGAGCCGACGACGGCGTCGGGCACTGCGGCGACTCGATCGGCAGTTGCGCCAATCCAATAGCCGGAACTTGCCATTTTGGTATTGCCGATAGACCAAACCGGCTTGCCCGCAGCCCGCATCGCCGCCGAAACGTCAGCGACACCAGCGGCTTCGCCGCCCGGCGTGTCGAGCACCATGAGGATGCCGTTTACGGCCGTGTCTTTGCTGGCGGCAGCGAGCTGGGCGGCAATTCCTTCGTACGAAGTGAGCCCGGACTGTGCGCCGATCCATGCGCCACGATTGACCAGCTCACCACTGACATTGATCACGGCGATACCTTGATCAACGTTATAAGGCTTGATGCCACGCGCGCCCATTGCGGCGACTTGGTTATCTGCGCCACTGTTGAGCAGATCCGGGCCGGACACGTCGCCACGGATGCGCGTCATTACGTAGTCACCGATGACGCCAGCGACGTCCGGGGCGAGCAGCAAGGGGGTGTTGTAGAGCTTGGAGGCGATTCGGGCGTAGTGCATTTGGAGTGGTTACGCTTTCTCTTGCTTGTCTTTGGCCGGGGTGGCGTCGGGCGTGTTTGGCTTGTCGTCGTTCGCGGGGTCGACTTGCGGCGCGCTGGCGGCGGCGACCATTGCGGGGTCGGTTTCGAGGCTTACGTTTTTTTCTTCTGCGTAGGCTTCTTCGATGGCGATTTGGTCGATGACCTCACGCCATGCGAGCCCCTGCTCTGCGCATTCGATTTCGAGCGTGGAGAGACGCGACTTGACGGCGAGCGCGGAAGCCGTGACCTCTTTGACGCGGTCGGTGTAGCCACGGCCCGCGCCGAGCCATTGGGCGCGGCAGTAGGCTTTGATGTTTTGGTAGAAGCCTGGGGCGTCGATGCGGCCAGCGTTGACGGCCTCTTCCATGATCAACTCGTAAATCGGCTGATTCCAGCCGGTGGCGAACCAATAGCGTTCGCCCGAGAAAAAGCGGTATGCCTCAGCGAGCCCAGCGCGGATGCCGACGTAGCTGCTCTTGGAAAAATCCTTGGTGAAGAGTTCGTACGGGAGGTTGGTGGCGGCGCATAGTTCGCGCGTGAAGGCGAGCACGAAAGACTCAAGCTGTGCGCCGGGGCGATTCGGGCTGTACGGCGACATTTTTTCGCCGGGCTTGAGCTGTATCACCTGGCCGCCGCCGTCGAAGGTGGGGGGCTTGCGCATGCCGAGCGCGGTTAGGGCTTGCTCTTGATTGCTGAACAATCCGAGCAGATCCTCGACCGGCGTTTCGATGACCATGCCGATGAGGGTGTTGAGCATCTGGTTTTTCATCTCGTAGTCGAGATACATGTCCAGTTGCTTGAACTGCGCGAGGATGGGGGCGAGGCGTCCGACGCCACGGTTTTGGTCGTAGCGGCGGCGCTTGATTAGGTGAATCAGGCGGCGGCGGCCCCAATCGGTGACGAGGGGGATACGTTCGGTGTTGTACGAGTAGCCGTAGGCGTAGGCCGTGGGGCTGTCGCCGGGGCGTGGTGTGGAGATGTGGGCGGCAATCGGACGGCCGGCGGAGTCGAGCTCGATGCCGCAGCGCAGGCGGTCGGTGTCGCCTTGGCCCATTGGGTTGCGGACGCGGTGGGCTTCGATGCCTTGCAGGCGGGTGCGCCAGAGGCGGCCCGGGGTGTCGTCCCAATGCGGGAGCATGAAGCTGTCGCCGTCGGCGAATACACCTTTGAAGCTGATCGAGCTTTGGTCGGCTAGGTCATTAACGCCGTAGTAGTCGCATTCGCGTGCGTCGTGGGCGAAGCTTTCATAGAGGGCTTCGGCTTCGGCGGCGAATTGGGTGGCCCATTCTTCCGTCTTGCCGAGTGCGCGCCAGTTGGGCTTTGCGGCGAGGCGTAGGCCCTTCGCGCCGATG